TAACTTCACTTACAAATTCTACAGTAAATGAATACGAGCCTAACGGTGGAACTGGTAAATCTGGGAAAAAGAATGAAGTTGAACTTGAGTTTGGAAACGAAGTAAATGTCGGGGCAGCGCCAATTGGAGTAAAAGTGACATGATCAATATTAGAAGGTGACGTTCCTGTTGTAAAAATGCCGTCGTTATAACAAGTAGTCTCTTCTCCAATAGTAAAGTTGTCGTTAATAGATCCAAGTCCACAATACCAAAAAGAATCTAGACCATCTATAAAAGTAATTGTCCCAGAAAGAACTGGGTTGTTTCCTGTCCTATCTATTGGGTCAAGTTCAACTTCAACAAATCCGGTTTCTATTTCTTCGCCAAGGAAATCAAAATATGCTCCTTGCGCTTCCTCAGTTCCATTTAAAGTTAAGCTCGGCATGATGGCTCCTTTTATGTATCAGAAATAATATAGGTTTCGTCATCAAGAAATGTGGCATTTACATCAACAATCATAAACTGATCTTCTTGAGGAACGTCGACAAATATGTATCCATCATTATCTGATGTTGCTGTCCAGGTTCCGTCACCATTATCAATTATTTGAATTGTGTACCAGGTCCTGATGTATTCTAGAAGCTCTTGCATCGTCGGTAATGCTGGCTGAACAGTTGATGTTCCATAAAGAAGCTTTTCAAGTTCTATAAGTAAATCTGGGTTTATCTTTGTCGTGTCAACGACAAATTTTGCCGTTGGTCTAAAACCATCAATGAAGCCCGACAACGCAACTAAATCCCATTGGAACTCCATTGCTGACGGATCATCGCTCAGAGTTTCGTATCCAATATCAGTTGGAACAGCTATAACGTTATAAACAATATGAATTTTGTAACCAATCGGTTCTTGTGAAATATCGTCCAAAATTCTAGTCCTGTAGGACAACCCAAAAGTTTTAAGAGGCTGATCAGTTAGGTAAACGTCTTCAACAAGCTGAGCAACCCCTTGAAGATCGTCTAACTCGTCTGGATATGTTATGGCGGAAAGCTTTGCCGAGTAATCGCCCATGTTAACAATCTCAGAAATTTTTACACCGTCATAAAACACGCCCTGGGTTGAGGAGCCAGAATCTTCTTCAACCGACAATAGACCGTTCCAAACTACTGCGCGCCCATCTGGTAAATATAAAACGCCACGATCAACTCCGTTTTCGTAAACTCGTTCTCCTATGACATCCCAAAAAAGTCTTTGATCTTTTTGTGGCGTTGGTGCGCACGTATCAATCGAAAAAGAAAAATCTGAGACGTTGATTCCTACCGCCGGAGTATTGCTGTTTGTAAGCTTAAGAACTCTAAAATAAACATAGAGCGTTTCCCCTAAGTAATCCGAAAGATCCGCCGTTGCTGTATTAAATCCCTCAATAGAGTTAAAATTACTTCCAATACTAAGTATTGCGTGCACTGACGGATTGTTTACCATATCATTTAATGTAGCAGTAGATGTATCTTTAAGTATATAAACGCTCAAATAAGCTTGATTTCCTTGGCGAAGAAAAAGAGACATATTAGCTCTTGCCGGGCCATCTGACGGAACACTAAAAGGGGCAATCGCGTGATGAATTTGATTTCCAGTACCAAAAGAACTTTTAGTCCATCCGTCTGGGTACGGCTCGGTGAGTTGATCTAAATCGGTTGCTTGAGAATTACCATTTATCCCGGCAAGAGTAACAGGAGGCGCAGGCCCCCAATTTAAAGCAATTTCATTAGGGGTGTATCCTTCATTAGAACAAACGCCGCTAACAACCGATGAAACTTCAAATTCTAGACCCCAAAACCGCCATTGTCCATTAAGAAGTATATATCCTGTAAATCCATTACTGAGGGGGTTTGTACGGCTTCGTTCCAGCTCAAAAAATTGCGGCTCAGTAGTATTTTGGTTGAATTGAAACTGTGATTCAAGACCACCGCCACCATCACCGTTTATTCCAATTTGTGCCTGAGCAATGCCGGAGAGAGGACCTGATATTTTTTGTGCCCACCCTGAAAATTTTCCAATAGAAATAAAAGTATAGGCCGGAGTTCTACACGGCGCCATCTGTAGAGCTGCATAATTTGAGTTTGGTAAAGGATTAACGTCGCTATCTAAGAGAATACCTGGAGGTTCTTTAGATACTTCTTCATACTGAATAGCCGGATTATAAAAGGTCGTGCCAAGAATAGCAAGAGACGTTTTTTTTACAAGAGTATCTGAAGAACTAGGAAACCCAAAACAACTTGATTGATTAGATAAGGTGTAAGCAACCTCCTCTCTTACTGGTTGGCCAGTAAATATTTGATTTGGCTGATAAAAACCAAAAGCAAGGTATGTACCTAAAGAATCAAGGCTATGTCCATACCCTAGTTTAAAATTGTATGTGGACCCAGCAGGAATGTTTTGAGTGGAGTAGTAAGGTCCGTACCCGCCACCAAAACCTAGAGGACTTGCAGTTATTGCTGGTCCGCCATTTGTTGGTTGCATAGGAACAAATGGAGTGCCCCCAATAACTTCATCATTTTGTGATACCGGTGGGATTAAATTAGCTGGACCTCCAGCGAGAAGCACTGTAAATAAACTGGTAAAAGCAGTTCTAGTTTCTGGAAAAGTTATACTTCCAGATACTTCTACTCTGCTATCAAGTATCTTTTTACCGGTAAACGTAACTAAAGAAATGGGAGACGGATTCCCATCGAGATCATAAGAAGCTGTTTTTAATTCACAAGTTGCTATCAACGGATCTGGCATAATCTCCCCTTTTACCCTTTAGTCCCGAGTTCGGCTTTTCGCTTGGCATTAAGTTCTCTGTTTCGACTCGCCGCCTCGTGTCTGGACACCTTTTTCGGTGAAGAGTTTTTAATGTTACAAATTCTGATTAATGAAAACAGTCGATTTAAATGCCATGACTCACATTCGAATGGGATGTTAAAAGCAACTAACCAATAATAAATTAACTCGGCAGTTATTACTTCGTTACCGCGATAGCTTTTTTGACTTGGAAGTTCTCCAAAAGTTGTAGCCGACTGTGGCGATTCAACATAGGCGTTTATCTCTTCTAAGTTTTCCTGAGATAGTTGATTAATCTGTTCAAATCCAACAGAGTCATCCAGAGACATAAATTTTACATACGACAATATTTCTTCTGGAGATTTGTCGCTAGAGGAGAGAAACGGTTTTTGGAATTTTGACTCCCATTTTGACAATGAGACTAAAGAGTGCTCAAGTTTTAATTCGAATCCACCAACAATAGTAAACTCGTTGGTTTCTTCATTATAAAATTCATCACCATCAACATTAATACTAAGCATTCTTTAATCTCCGTTTCTAAACTATTACGGATTCCGAGTGAACGACCAAGAGTCGTCGCTGTCCGGGTGGAGCAGGTAGGCCGTGCTCGAAGGCTCGGCCCTAATGATCCAAGTGGCTCCAGCAGTAGGAATCGTAACGGTACCGGTAACAGTTGCGTTGGTATCGGCGCGGAAGTAACGAACGCCAGTAACAACCGGGATAACGATGGCGCCAGTGGCCGCGGTAAACGTCGGGTTCTGTGCCATGACAGGAGTCTGAGGAGTCCCTGAGAAGATAGCAATCACTGCTTCGGGCAGAGGCAGGCTAGGGTCCTGCCCAGGAGTGCCCCAGAGGAGGTTCTCAAGCTCAAGAAGGTCTGCTGCCTGGACGGCTGTAGAGTCGATCGTGATGACCGAAGAGGGCCGCATACCCGGAACTGCCACGGGGATCGTAGTAAGCTCCCAGCTAAAGGTAATCGCTTCAGGCGAATCATTGATCGTAGTGTAAGCTTTCTCCGACGGGCTGGCGGAGCAGCCGTAAATCAAATGGAGCTTGTAGCCGTAATCGTCACCCTCAACGTCGTTACCGAGCTTCGTCCGGTAAGAAAGCCCAAAAGATTTACGCGCCTGCTGGCCGATAGCAACGCCGGGAGTGTCGACGTTGAGGCCATCAAAAGGAGCGAATTCATCGGGATACGTGAACGCTTCAATAGTTGCCCCAAACTCTTCTGCTGAGAAGAGATTCAGGTACTTAACGTTATCCGCGTACTGAGCATTTGCCTCAGCGCCAGTAGGAGCCTCTGAAACAGACACAAGTCCATTCCAAGCGACGCCATTATTGTAAACTCCGAACTGATTCGGAATGTAAAGGACACCACGGTCGACGCCGGTTTCATACTTCCGATCGCCAACTCCGTCCCATTCAAGAACTGCCATTGCTATCTCCTTCTAGAAGAAAAGTTTGTATACGTCATGATTAAGTTTTTCGGCTGTGTAAAATCGATCATAGACACATAAAGGAAGTTCTGAAACTTTATCCGGAATTTCGCTGTCAGGATCACTATCGATTACGGTTATCTGATACCGTTTTTTTTTACTATAAGGCCGATTGTCTGCAAAATCTGTGTTTTCATCATCTCTTTTGTAGATGATACACGGATACTTCAGTTGCACCGTTGGCGGTGGCTGAAAATATACATTTTTACTGTCCAAGATTTCAACCAAGACTTCTTGGAGATCAAGGCGTTGGGCCATTATAGACACTCCCAAGACTAAGGATTAGGCGGGGGCTCTTGACTTCGACATCTGTCACAGTCCACAGAACCCCCGCCCATCGCACATACTTGATTTTCATGAAGTGTTCGACGGCGTATTCATTAGCTATAATGCTAATGGAGTTTCCAACGGAAATATCATCATTAAGAGACTCTCCAGATTCTATTCGCCTTGTGTTTCGAATAACGTCTCCATAGTAAGAATATTCTATGATTCGATCCACATAAATGCCAGAATCTGGAGGATATTCTACGGAATTACCGTAGCCAATCTCTCCGTAAAACCTAGCCATCTTGACTCCTTAGATTCAGTCGCGAGTGAACGTCCAGCTATCGTCTTCGCTCGTGGAGAAGTAGTAACCGGCCGCCGGGGTGGCGTCGATGGTGATCGAGGCACCCGAGGCGATTGCCGCGTACGGCGAACCTGCTGCGTTGACAACGGTAGCGCCGTTCTTGTAGACGACACCAGTCTGGTTGACAATGGTCAGAACGCCGGTCGTAGTATTGAAGGAAGGCTCGTTAGGAATAACCAGAATATCGGTTCCAGCAACCTTACGGACGACCATCGCGGCCTTCAGCTTGGTCAGCGCTCCAGAGAGGCGGGTCTCAATCAAGTACTTCTGACGGTTGTAGTCGATGTCGAAGTCGTCAAACATGCTGACCTCTCCACCTCGCGTGGAGCCAACCGTGTAATCGGTCGGGTTCACAAGGACGGCAACCAGCTCGGGCTCGTCTTCCATGACCTCAACCGAAACAACCTCAGTGACGCGCAGCTCAGCCGCAAGCTCCTCAAGGTTCTTGTAAATGCGACGACCAAGAGTGTCCTTCAGAAGAAGGAATTTAGCAATGTAGGTCTCGGTGGTGTACATGGTCGGGAGACCAGTGCCGCGAAGGTGACGACGATTCATCACAATAGCGTCGACAATCTCCTGAACAGAGGAGTTGTTATCGTCGATGTTGACGTTGACCTGAGTAGTGTAAAGCTCGTGATCCGAAGCAATCGGGCGAATACACTGGTCGTTGATCTTCTCTTCCGACGCGGGGTCGCGGCCATCGCCGATCAGAATTGCTCGCGCAATTTCTTCATCGAGCATCAGACGCATCTCACCCTTGAGCCAGGCGACAACATCGAAGTCAGTGATGTCGATCATGTCGTCACGATCAAGCTGCTGCTTCTTGTAAATGGTGGTCGGGCTGGTGACTCGCCGAGCAACCGAGAAGAACTCGGTTTTCTTCAAATTGCCTTTGTT